CACCACCGCCGGCCACGATCGGAGCTCGATCTGTTACGAGCTCCACCAGTACGCCACCGGCATCCTGGAGGGCCGCCTCGAAGATCCGACGTTCCTGCCGGTGATCTACGCCGCCGACACCGCGGATGACTGGACCGATCCGGAGGTCTGGAGAAAAGCGAATCCGAACCTGGGCGTAAGCCTGTCGGAGGACTACCTGGCCGACCAGGCGTTGAAGGCCGCCGAGTCCGCCGCCTACGAAAACACCTTCCGCCGGCTCCATCTTAATCAGTGGACCGAGCAGTCGGTCCGGGTGATCCCGATGGACGCCTGGCGGGACTGCCCGGTTGTCGAGACGGCCGAGGATCTCGAGGGGGAGGTCTGCTTTGCCGGGCTCGACCTGGCGAGCACGCGGGACGTGACCGCGTTGGCCCTGGTCTTCCCTCGCGAGGAGGGCCGCTTCTGCGTCCTGCCGTTTTTCTTTGTGCCGGAGGAGATCCGGACCGACCGGGACCGCCAGGACCGCCGGCAAACGCTCAACTTCGCCGCCCAGGGCCACATCGAGAAGACGCCCGGCAATGAAGTCGACGGCAGTTACATCCGGGAGCGTATCGTCCAACTGGCCGACCAGTTCCAGATCGAGGAGATCGCCTTCGACCCGTGGAACGCTTCCCACTTCATCCAGAGCCTGGTGGACGCCGGCCTTCCGCATGATGCCATGGTCAAGTTCCCCCAGACCTTCGGCAACTACAACGAGCCGACCAAGAAGCTCATCCAACTGGTCGACTACCGGAAAGTCGACCACGGCAATAACCCGGTCCTCGAATGGATGGCCGGCAACACCGCCGCCCGGACGGATCCGAGCGGCAATATCCGCCCCGACAAGGCAAAGTCGGCCGACAAGATCGACGGCATCTGTGCCCTCTTGATGGGCCTGGCCAGGGCCATCCGGAAGGCCGACGGCGTGTATGACGAGCGGCAGGAATTCCTGACGATATAACAGAGGAGCGGGACCGTGAGCGTTATCGAAACCGTCCGCGGCTGGTTCGGGACCAGCAGCCGGGCCACCCTCAGAGACCCATCGGCCCTGGTCGATATGGCCGCCCCCAAGACCGCCAGCGGAATGAACGTCGACCGGGCCAAGGCCCTGACGTTCTCCGGCGTTTATGCGGCCGTCCGGATCATCTCCGAGACCATCGCCGGGCTCCCGCGTCACGTCTACCGGCGTGACGGGGACAACGCCATAAAGGAGGCCGAGCACCCGCTGGCACGCCTCCTCGACCAGCCAAACGACATCCAGACGCAATTCACCCTCTTCGAGACGCTTATGGGGTACGCCCTGACGTGGGGGAACGCCTATTGCGAGATCGTCCGCGCTCCGGCCACGGGTCGGCCGGTGAGCCTACACCTGATGAGGTCGGATCGAGTCGCGCCCAATATGGTCAACGGGCGGCTGGTCTACGAGGTCCGAACCGACGATATGGGGCTCGTCTCACTGTCACCCGACCAGGTGCTCCACATCAAGGCGGTCGGGGACGGCCTGGCGGGATACTCCCAGATCCGGCTGGCCCGCGAGGCCATCGGCCTGGGCCTGGCGGCCGAGCAGCACGGGGCCAAGTTCTTCGGGAACGACGCCACGCCCGGCGGCGTGCTCACTCATCCCGGGCGGCTCAAGAAGGAGACAGCCGACCGACTGCGGACAAGCTGGGAACGGGTCCACGCCGGATCCGGCAACAGCCACCGGGTGGCCATCCTGGAGGACGGTATGGGATGGACCACGATCGGCCTTCCCAACTCCGACGCCCAGTACATGGAGAGCCGGAAGTTCTCGATCACCGAGGTGGCCCGGATCTACTCCGTCCCGCTGCATATGCTGGCCGACCTGGACAAGGCGACGTTCAGCAACATCGAGTGGCAGGGGATCGAGTTCTCGAAGTTCTGTATCCTCCCCTGGATCATCCGCGTCGAGCAGGAGGTCCACCGCAAGCTCCTCCTTGAGAACGAGCGCGCGAGCGTATTCCTCCGCCACAACCTCGGCGGCCTCCAGCGGGGCGACGCCGGCAGCCGGGCCAGCTATTACAACACGCTTTTCAATATCGGCTGTCTCAGCCAGAACGACATCCGGGCCCTTGAGGACAAGAACCCGATAGAGGGCGGCGACCAGTACTTTGTCCCGATGAACCTGGCCCCCAGCAACGAGCCGGCGGCCGAACCGGATCCCGAACCGGAACCCGCGCCGGATCCGCCGGCCGATCCCCAACCGGACCCGGAACCGGACGAGGCCATGCGGTCCGCCCTGCGTGACGTCCTGGCCGACAGCCTCCGCCGGTTGATCGGACGCGAGGCCAACCAGGCCCGCCGGGCCGCCAGGGACGCCGCCAGGTTCCTCGAGTGGATCGACACCTTCTACGAACAGACCGCCGCCCTGGAGGCCTACCTGCGGGCTCCAGTCCGCGCCCTGGAAGCCGCCGGGATCGACGTCTCCGACGTCCTCACCGACCACGTCCACCGCAGCCGGGAGGATCTCCTCCGCGTGGCCGGAGAATCGACCCGGTCCCAACTGGAGGCCAACGTCGGCCACCTCGTCGAGCAATGGCAACAGGACCGTCCCCAGCAAACCGCCCACGACCTGATTAAGGAACCGAAACGATGAACGAAACCAGGACCATCTCCGCCGCCGACACCGAGCTCCGATTTGACGAGGCGGAGAACCGGATCGTTGGCTACGCCGCCGTCTTCAACAACCTGTCCCAGCCGATCGCCGGCCAGTTCCGCGAGCGGATCCTGCCGGGGGCCTTCCGCAACGTGAGCGGCGAGGAGGACATCATCTCGGCGGTCAATCACGACGACGCCAAGATCCTGGGCCGCCGCTCGGCCGGCAACCTCGAGCTCACCGTCACCAAGCGGGGGCTCCGCTACTCGATCACCCCGCCCGACACGACCTACGTCCGCGACCTGGTCGAGAACATCAAGGCGGGCAACGTGGCCGGCTCCAGTTTCGAGTTCCGGGTCCACTCCAACGGGGAGGCCTGGGTCCAGGACGAGGACGGCGAGCCGATCCGCGAGCTCCGCGCCATCGACGTTTTCGAGGTCGGCCCGGTCACCAGGCCGGCCTACCCCCAGACCGACGTGGCCCTCCGGAGCCTCGAGGCGTGGCGGAGCGAGCAGGTGGAGGAGACCGAGGAGGCCCAGACGCCGACCGACGTGCTCCGGGACAAATTGTCTTTGACCGACCGAGGCGACGTCGAGTAGTATCGGCCAACAACCAGATTATTCCTCCCGCGGCGGGGCTGTCGTTCAACGCCAGCCAGCTAGCGGGAGCGAAGGCGGAAACGGCCAGTACAACCGGCCCGATCTTCCGAGTGAGCCACTTTTCACAAGTCGCTCACCGGCAAATCGGGCCGGTAGTCGTTTACCTCCCCTTGCCGGTGGCACAAAAAACCGCAAGGGGACACTGATGACACTCAAGCAACTCCAGGAAAACCGCCTGGTCGCCATCACCAAGGCCCGCGAGATCCTCGACACCGCCGACGACGAAAAACGCTCGTTGACCGCCGAAGAGCGGGAACTCTACGACACCTTCGACGGCGAGATCGACCGCATCGACGGCGAGATCCAGGCCGTGGTCGGAGACGCCAAGCGTCGGAACAAGCTGGCCGCCCAGGAAGAGCGGGAAGAGGAAGCCGAGCCGCGAAGTCTGCCCGCCGAGCAGCCGTCGGGCCTGTTCACGCCGGAACCGACCGAGAAGCGGACCGGGACCGCGTCGGATGAGTATGCGAGCGCGTGGTGGCGTTGTATGCGGCACAGTCGCTCGATCCTCGATCCCACCGAGTTCCGGGCCCTCCAGGTCGGGACCGACTCCGAGGGCGGCTACCTGGCCCCTGACGAGTTCTGGAACGCCGAGCTCCTCCAGGCCCTCGAAGAGGCCAACATCATGCGTGGCCTGGCCAACGTGATCCAGACGGGCTCCGGCTCGATGGAGATCCCGGTGGTGAGCTCGCACGGCTCCGCCGCGTGGACGGCTGAAGAGGCCGCCTTCACCGAGGGAGACGAGGCGTTCACCGTGGTGAGCCTGTCCGCCTACAAGGCCGGCACGATCATCAAGGTGGCCGACGAGCTCCTGCTGGATTCCGCGTTCAACCTGTCCAGCTACCTGGCCAGCGAACTGGGCCGCCGGATCGGGGCCCTCGAAGAGGCCGCTTTCGTAAACGGTGACGGATCGAGCAAGCCGACCGGAGCCGTGGGCGGATCGACCGCCGGCGTCACCGCCGCGGCCACCGGGGCCGTCACCGCAGACGAGATCATCGACCTCTACCACGCCCTGGGCCGGCAGTACCGCGGAAAGGCCGCGTTCCTGATGGCCGACGCCACGCTGAAGGCCGTTCGCAAGCTGAAGGACGGCGACGATCAGTACCTGTGGCAGCCGGGCCTCCAGTCCGGCGAGCCTGGCCAGATCCTCGGCCGTCCGGTCCACACGTCGGACTCGATGCCGGCCCTGGCCACCGGGAACAAGACGATCCTCTTCGGGGACTTTTCGTACTACTGGGTCGCTGACCGGGAAAGCGTCGTCTTGAAGCGTCTCGATGAGCTCTACGCCGCCAACGGACAGGTGGCCTTCCGGGCTCACCGCCGCGTCGACGGCAAGGTCGTTTTGGCCGAGGCCATTCAGCACCTGGTCCAGGCGTAAACCTGACCTGGCAACACTGACGCGGGCGATGCCCGCCGAGCAGGGAGTTTCGACTCATGAAGTGCGAGATCCTCACCTCCTTTTCTGGAGTTATGGGCTCCTTCTCGGTGGGCGTCACCGCCGACGTTCCTGACGAGCACGTTTCCGAACTGGCCAGCCTCGGCTGGGTCAAGCCGCTGGGAAAAGCCCCCAAGCGCAAGGCGACCAAGAAGAAGGCCGAGACACCGGCCGGCGAGGGCGATGATTGATGGCCCTGGTCACCGTCACGGCAGCGAGCCAGGAGCCGGTCACGCTTGCCGAGGTCAAAGACCACTTGGTTGTCGACCACGGCGACGATGACAGCTATCTGTCGACGCTGGTCACCACCGTGGTGGCCTACCTGGAGAGCGTGCAGGACCGCGGCCTGGTCTCGACCACCTACGATCTGAAGCTCGACCGCTTCCCCTCCGGGGGCGGCGTGATCGAGTTGCCACGGGGTCCGTTGTCCTCGGTCACCTCGGTGAAGTACCAGGACACCGACGACGTGGAGACGACGCTGTCGGCCTCGCTCTACACCGTCGACACCGCGAGCACGCCGGGGCGGCTCCAGCCGGCCTACGACGAGTCCTGGCCCTCGACCAGGGAACACGTCCACGACGTGACCGTCCGATTTGTGGCCGGCTACGGCGACCCGGCAGACGTCCCGCGTCCCCACCGCCACGAGATCCTCCTGCGGGTGGCCGACCTCTACGAGCACCGCGAGGCGGCCGTTACCGGACGGCACGAGGAGAGTTTCGCCGCGTCCGCCCTGTTCCAGATGAATCGGGTGTTCTGATATGCCAGCCGCCGGAACCTACCGCGAGCCGATCCGCGTCGAGACCCGCGACGAGACGACGCTCAACTCGTACAACGAGACCTCGGAAAGCTGGGCCACGATGCTCGAGACGCGGGCCGCCCTGGCCGGAGCCGGCGGGCGGGAGTACGTGGCCGGCGGCGGCGTCCGGGCCGACGTCACGCACCTGCTGCGGATCCGTTCCAGTCGACTGGCCCGCACGATCACGCCCAAGGAGCGGGTGATTGTCGACGGCCGGACGTTCGAGATCCTCGCCGCTGTCGACAAGACCGGCCGCCGCCGGGAGATCGAGCTCCAGTGCCGGGAGACGGTCTAGATGGCATGGAGCAACAAGAAAGCCGGCATGAAGCTCGAGGGGTTCGAGCCGTTTCTGAAGAAGTGCAAGAAGCTGGGCCCCAAGATCCAGGCCAAGGTCGCCCTCACCGCCGTCCGGGCCGGATCCGCCGAGATCCGGAAGGTGGCCAAAAAACTGGTCAAGCAGAACGCCCTGGGGGAAGGTCTCACGCCAACCGGGCGGCAGCGAGACCACCTGCACCAGGCGATCATCTCCAAGGCCAAGGCCTACGGGAAAGACAAGATCCCCGTCGGCACGATCGGGACCGAGTACAAGCGGGCCCCGCACGACCACCTCGTCCACGACGGGACCGCCGCCCACACGATCCCCGTACCGTGGCCTGGAATCGGTGAGGTCCACCACCCCGGATCCCGCGGCTATCCGTTCATGGAGATCGCGCTTGAGACCGGCAGGAACGCCGCCCAGGCGGCCATGATCTCCAAGCTCGAGAAGGCCATCGAGAAGGAACTGCAAAAAGACAAGGACAAGAAGTGAGCACGCTCAAGAAGGCCGTGATCGATTACCTGTTGAGCCAGTCGGCCGTCACCGACCTGGTCTCGACCAGGATCCGGCCGGGCGTGATCGAGCAGGGCCTGGCCCGTCCCCATTTGAACGTCAACCAGACCGGCTCCGACGTTCACTACTCGATGGCCGGCAACACGGGTCTCGGGGAGACGTTTATCGAGATCAACTGCCAGGCCGATACGGAAAAGGCCGCCGCGGAACTGGCCGAGATCGTCCGCCTGGAAATCGACGGCTACCAGGGAACCTGGGGGACCGTCTCGGTCAAGGCGTCGTTTTGGCGCGGCACGCGAGACACCCGGACGGCCCCGCCAGGCGGCGGTGAGGTCGGCCTCCCCAGCCAGACCATATCGGTCGAAGTCTTCCACGCCATCCCGGTCCCAAGCTGATGATTTTGATCCGAGCCAAATCCAAGACGGGCCAACTGGTCGACTTCGAGGTCGACCGGATCGTCTCAATTGACGGGGAGCCGTTTGACGGCACGGCCATCCGGGACCACCTGCTCCAGATCGAGGGCCGCCTCCAGGCCGTCGAGACCTTCCTGACCAATCAACCACACCCAGCGGGAGCCTAGTTATGGCAGACAGCGGATTCGGAACAACGATCACCTTCTCCTCCGGTTTTTTTGCCGAGATCCTCTCCGTCGACGGTCCCGACCTCGCTCGAGATCCGATCGAGACCACGCACATGGGAACGACCAACGGGAACAAAACGTTCATCCCCAGCGACCTGATCGACAACGGCACGCTCTCGGTCGAGATCGCCTATGTCCCGGCCACGGCCCCGCCGATCAGTTCCGCCGCGGAAACGGTCACGGTCACGATGCCGGGCGGATCCACGGCGGCCTTCTCCGGCTTCATGGTCGCCTTCGCCCCGTCGTTCCCGATCGATGATCGGATGACGGCAAGCTGTGACGTGAAGGTCACCGGCGAGATCACCAGGGCCTAACGGGGAGCGAGACGATGGAGACGGTGCGATACCTCAAGGCGGTTGATAAGCCGGCCAGCCGGGCCGGCCAACCGGGTGACATTCGGGAACTGGAAGACCACGACGCGCGGGAACTCGTCGGGTCCGGCCACGTCGAGCCGGCCGAGAAGAAACCCCGTGCCAAGAAGGTCAGAAAAGATGACAAGCCTGCGTGATGCAATCCTGGCGGCCGACGATCTCGAGCGTGAGGAGGTCACCGTCGAGGGCTGGGAGTTTCCGGTCTTCGTCCGCGTGATCTCCGGCCGCGAGCGACAGCAACTGGTCGAGAAGTGGCAGCAGGTCAAGGAGGACGAGGCGGCCCAGCAGGATCTGCTGCCGTTCGTCTGCGCCTTGTGCCTGGTCGATGAAGAGGGCTCCCGCCCGTTCGACCCGGCCGAGCCGGGTGACCTGGATCTCCTGAAGTCAAAAGGGGCCCGGCAACTCGAATCGATCTACCACGCGGCGATGCGGCTTAACGGCATGGAGGACGATTCGCTCGACGAGGCGGTGGCAAATTTTCAAGACAGCCAGAACTGAAGTTCTGGTTCCACCTGGCGAGGACGGTCACCCACAAATCGGTCAAGGAGACACAACGAGAGATCGACGCGGCGGAGTTCACCCAGTGGCTGGCCCTCTACGGGCTCGACCCCTGGGGCGATGACTGGCTCCAGGCGGCCACGATCACCACCGCGTCACTTTCCCCGTGGACCAAGCGGCGACTGGATCCGCGGCAGTTC